CCGGCAAAGTGGACTGTGGAAGTGACTGATAGCTCGCAATACGACACAGATTCGACAACGTATGTTAATTTAGGTTCAATTTCAATTACCCTGCCTATCGGGTCTTGGAATACATCGGTTCAGTGCGGAATTGAGTGTAGACCGACTTATGGACATATCACGTTATCAACGTCAAGCACGTCAGAAAGTGATAACGAGTTAACGGCGTTGGTCCTCGACGGGGGAACGTCTGTTAGGATTGAAAAGACTCTATCGATAATAAGCAAAACTACATATTATCTCAATGGAAAGACGGCTAACGCAAGTTCCGCCGCGTATTTATTAGGTGGTACTGTTAAAACTATTATTCGCGCCGTATGTGCGTATCTATAGAATAATAAATCAAGCCTTAAGGCGGCAAGTACAGAGGGGAAAAATGAAATGGATATTTTATCACAAATCAGCGTGCCTGAGAAAATTACTCTGGCAATTATGGGCGCTGTCATCATTGGCATTATCGGCGGTCGTCTTTTTATGCGCTTTGTTTATAATGTTTTTTTGAGGTATTTTGACAATATAGAAACTAATATGAAGGAACTAAAAGTGTCAATCAGAGAACTGTATCAACGCACGGACAATCACGACGAAATTAGAGATACAGTAAAATATTGTAAAACTAAAAACCGAAAAAAGAAATGAGTCTTGAAACCGCAATAAATCTTCACATGTGCATCAGGGAGTCAATCTGCCGGGGATTGTGTGACGGAAAAAAGGATTGCGTAAATTTAAATTGTATCGAGTCGTTTATCAGGATCGCGGCGGAAATAGAAAAGAAATATGAGGCTGACAATGGACATAAAAAAACTGACGATTGATACCGTGAAAAAAATTTTTGAAGACGGCGGCGGGGAGTGGGGCGAAGTGAATTTGTTCGGGCTTCGCAACGAAGCGGATCAGCAGGCCGATCTGTTCAATGATTTTATAGGTATTTGTTCAGGAGACATAATCAAAGTATACGCCGGAACGACTGACCCCGGCGCGTGGTGGACGAAAAACCCAGTCACGGCGGCGGGTGCAACCGGCGCGGCCCATCTTTGCGAAGGATTCCACAAAAACGCCTGGCGCGTGGGTATCCACGCCCAGGGAACGCCATTTGCTCATGAGGCGCTTGTCCAGACCGGTAACAAGGTTAAAATATGGCGTGACTTAAAAAATGACTTTACGCGAGACGATACCGACCCCGTACAGTCCGGGTATTTTGGAATAAACATTCACCGGGCGGGGCTGGACGACCCGAATAAAATCGGGAAATACTCCGCCGGGTGTCAAGTGGTTCAGCATCATAAGGATTTTGAAGAAATGATGGGCATAATCAAATCATCGGAGAACTTCAAAAAAAACAAGGCAGGCGCTCGATTTAGTTACCTGTTATTGAACATTAAATCACTATAGGAGTAACACAATGCAAAACTTTATCGGTTGGATTAAGTTAAACCCGTGGAAAGCGGCCGTTGTCGGCCTGTCACTCGCGGCGGTTCTTACCGGCGCTTTCGGTTTCGGCTGCGGATACGTTAAAGGATGTTCCGCGCAAAAAGAAAAACAAGAAGCCGCACAGTGACGCGGAGGTCGTCCCATGAAAAAACAAAGCGTCGTTTTAAAAATAATCAAAAAAATATTTTTGAAAGAGACTACAATCCGGGCCGACGGAAAAGAAGTTAAAGGATTCACTGTTTTTGGGTGGGTCCTTATTATCGGCGCGGTCGTTTGTGGCCTGTGCGCCCTGGAAGCGGTCGGCGTTATCGACAGCCTGGTGACGGCCTTCGGCCGGCGCGGCGGCCGATAATGAAAACCCGGACGTGGCTTATCATCATCGCCGTCATTGTTTTAGTCGCCGGGGGCGGCTGGGCGTGGGCCATCTATCAATACAGTAACACCGGCGGGCCGTTTGTGTTTAATTGGACCGGCCCGACAGTTACCGAACACCCGTCGAACGATCCGTCAATTTCCAGGGACATAGAAATAACCGGAAAACAGTGTGATACGTTCATCGACATTATGGCGGTTGACGGGTGGGGAAATATCGGCCGCCGTACGATGGTGCTTGATATAAAACCCGTGTTCCCCAAGTGGTCGCTTAAACTCGGTCTGATCGGCGGGGCCGCGTACCTGCCCGAAACCAAAAAATTTGACGCCCTGATTGGCGGGGAAGGTGCGCTGTTCCGGCACTATTCGCGCTATGCGGTCGGCGGCGGCGTCTGGTATATGCAGGGTTTGACGACTGACTTTAAAGCGGGCGGCGCAAAGGCGGATTTTTTATTTTCGTGGGGAAAACAATAGCGTTTCAGAATAAATGTCGCTGACTTTCCAAGCGTCAACACATGTTAAAGTGTCCCCGCCTAACTTATGACCGTGACCGTTAATCACATCCCCATTATTAGCGGCTTTGTCTTTGATTCCCTCGTCCCATAAATAAAAAAACTTATCTTTCCGCCGCTCGCCAGTTCCCACGTGATCATGGCTTTAACGATTTCAAATTCTTCTTCAGGCGTAAAACCCACGACGATAAATGGTATCTGGCCGTCCGGCCACGGCTGACGCGATTCCGTATCGTGATTGGTTGTATTATCGCGGTCTTGAAATTCATCATGACGAAAAGAACCGCGTTCAGATCATACGCGCAGGATACTACGGTTACCAATAACAGTAATGTATAGATGAGTGTTTTCATGGCTTTTATGGCTGAACACCGTTTATCATTGCGTTTTGTATAAACTCGTTGTATCGTTTCATATCCGCTTCTATTCGTTGAAACGTTCTTACAACTTCGTCGCCCTGTTCTATTCCTTCGTTCGCCTTATCAATCAAAATCGCAAGGAGTATAATAACAATAATAATACCACAAATTACCAGAGAGTCGGACATTTTTTGAAAATTCATATGCTCCCCCGTTTTATTTTATAAATGTTTTAAAAGAATAATTGTAGCAGGATCGCGTGTTAGATAGTAACGTAACAACAATTGACGCTTAATTTTTTCCATCGTTAGCGACCTCCAATATGCCAAATTCGAATTCTGAAAATTCTTTTTTTGATTCTTTTAATATGGAGATATTTTTCTCAGCGCATACCTGCCTGAATTTGGGAAGTAGATTTTCCGGGAATTGATACAGGTATCGGTGTACCGTCTTTTCGATCAAGTCGTTATGTTCCGTCAGCGTTTTTCCAAAAGCGACGCGCAGATTAAAATTTTTGTCGCTGATCGGTTTGTTTGTTATAGCTTCCATTATACGTTTTCCTCCCTGTGTTGATTTACGAAATAAACGACGCGCCCTTTTATGTACTGTATTTTATCCCTAATAGCAATCCCCGCCGCCGGACGTTCTCCGATAAGTTTTTCAATTACTTTCTTATGATCTTTTTCAAGTGCGAAGCCCGATGTGTTAACAAGCCCGGACTGGACTGCCTTATTCATGAGCGCGAAATAGACGCCCGTTTCGACCGGGTGCCCGCGCTTTTGCAGCAGCTCGTTATATTGTACCTCTGACAATACCGTCATGCCAGTATTGTTTCGCACCCGGTACCACGCGGCCGCGACGAACATTTCTATTTGTTGCCGGGAAAATTCAGGCGTGGACGTCTCCGCCGTGTGCCTCCATGATAAAATGCCGACCGGGGCCATGATTGCAAGCAAAACGGACAGAAAAAAATGGAAGACAAATTTAAGCCAGTCGTCTTTTTGCCAGTTTACCATTCCGGCATAAAAACCGTAAATCGATTTTCGATTGTTCACATTTCGCGCGTCAGATACGGTCGCGGCGGTCGTTTTAAGCAATACATCCATAAGTTGTGTCCGCTCGCGCGTAAGTTGATTCAATCGTGCATTCGCGCTCGTAATTGTCCCCGCGTATTCCGCCCGCGCCTTTGCGCTTTGAAGGCTTTTTAATTGCCGCGTTATCGTGTCCGCTTCCGTCGTCAAGCGGTCTATATTTTTTTCGCATTGTTCAAGCGTAAATGCCGCCGTGTTCGCTTCCGTTTCTACGCCAATCGACGCGGTATGGGATAAGAGCGCGAACGTCTGCCCCGCCGATGTCTGTACAACCGCGTATATGGTAATGGCGACGGCGATCACTACAAAAACTTTTGACCGTTGCGTATTCCATACGGCGAAAGAAAGAAGCATTTCAAGCGCGATCCCGGCCGCGACGGCGACGACGACGGGCAGGCCGTCGGCGATGAAGCGGAAAGCGTAGAAATACGTATCAAGCGCTATGCCGAGAACGACCAGGGCGGCGCAAAATATTTTTCTAATCATATTATTCATCTGTGTAAATTAGTGATTTATCAACGACGGGCCCGCGACAGCGAAACTGCGCCCCGTCTGCATACGTTATGCAATAAAAACCGTTTGACTCTTTTTTTATCGTGCGTATGTTTTTATCTTTTAATAATTTATTAAACGCTTTCACCGCTTTATTTTGCCGCCCCGTACATTGTTTTTCTGTACCAGGAATATACACTCCATTAAAATATGCCATCATAGATCACCTAATGACAGTTGAATAAGCCGGTACTGCGCTTCCGGCGGTCCATATTTGATATACCGTTCGGCCGTCGCCGCCGACACGCCGCAAATTTTGCAGATGTCGTATTTTTGAAGGTTATGCCGTTCTAATAATTTAATAAGTTCCGCCGGTTTGATTCGTTTCTTTTTCATAGTTATCTTACCGTCCCCGGTATATTGTGAGAAATCAAGTATTGTTCAGCTTCTTGCGCTGTGTTGAATTTTTTGTTGAAAGCAATATAACCATCATCATCAACTAAAAATCCATGTGCGTCACCGTCAAGTTTCCTAAAAGTGTAATACGTCCACTCCATTACCGCACCTCCTTTCTTTATATAATAACAATATTATCCCGTCGTCATTTTGTCAACAATTTTTTGTCAAATTGCAATATTTTTTTCCTTTTCTTTCCCGGCCTTTTCCCGCAGTTTTTTTAGCTCCCGTTCAAATTCCAGATCGTCGCCCTTAAACCATGAATGTTTGTGAACGCCGTTTATGCGGTACTCACGCGGGGCAAACCCCAGGCCGTACAGGAACATGGCGATTTTTTGTTTTGTCATATACCGCGACACGTTCGGCGGGGCAAACGTCGCCACGTCGCGCTCAATTGCAATCATGTCCACAATGGGCGAGGCGAACGCCCCGGCACGCTGCTCGTACTGCGCCTCTAACCACGACACGGCGTCGGATTTTGTGACCTCGGTAATCATTGCCAGCCCTTCCGTTTCCGGCGCGGCCCCGTGCGCGTCGAACGCCGAAATGTCGACGTTCATTAAATGGTCGTAAATCCACCCCGCGCCGTTTTCAATCGCGTTGAATAATTCATTATAATACTTTTTGTCTTTCGGTTCCCGATTATTATAGATGACAAAAAACCGGCGTGAGTGTTTTTCAAGACGAAGCGCGGACAGCTTATTTGATAAGAGCAAAAAATTAGCACAGTTATTTGTCTCGTACGTTCGGGCGTATTTGGCATTGACCCGAACGCGGCTTTCAGTAATGAGTGATTTCAATTCCGTGAGCGCAGCCGAGTCGTGCGTTTCAACCTCGTGTGATACGACGAAAAGTTTTTCCGCGATAAAGTCAGTCCAGCCCGATAGTAACCGCTGCGCCGAAACGGTCGAGCAGTTATGCTCACCGAATATTTTTCTAAACAACACACTAAATGCCGACTTGCCCAGCCCCTCGTACTTGCTTATTATAAGCGGCGTCCAGTCAACCTTTTGACCGACGCGCTGGACACAAAAGGCAAAATAATTTTTCAATCCCTCGCGCTCCACGTCCGTCATTGCAATAAAATTAAGATGGTCATTGAAAATTTTTACCGCCGTTTTTTTCAAGGACGGTTCGCGTTTCATTTCCTGCGTATTCGGTCGGTAACTATTAAAAAACGTTTCGCCGTTCGCTTCAAAAATCTTTTCCTTCCGGTGCGGGGTATATTCCACGCGGTCACACGTTTCCACCGCATAGTCGGCGAGTAACCGCCGAAAATTTACCGGCTCGCCGATCTCACGGCTTATAAAATCTTCGATCTGTTCCCGGCTTGTTAATGCCCGGTCGGTTTTACTGTCAGCAAGGCGACACGCGCCGTGTATATATGTCCAGTCCGCGAACTTTTCTCGGACGCGGTGAGCCAGGTCGAATTGATGCTTAATCTTGCGCTCGGCCGCTGCGCTTTCGCTCCCGGCGATCAGGGCCGCGCCGAACTCACCCCGTGCGTATCTGTACGCGCTTTCAATTTGATGTTTTATTACGCCGTCACTTTCCGGCGGGTCGTGTCGCGCGTTTGATATTTCCACGGCAAGCGCGAGCGCCGACTCCTCAGAGATTCCCCATTTATGACAGTCAAAACCCAGGTGTAACAATTCCCGGCTGCGGCCCTCGCCTTTTGTCAAGACGGGCTTTTTCAAATACGTTTGCCGGACGAACGCGAGAACAGAGTTATAATCCTGAACAGGCGCGGCGGCTTTCGATTTTTCTTCGAGCGTCAACCAGTCGAATTTTTTCTCAATCGACAGGCGCTCGATTTTTTTTCTTATGAATACTATTTTATAACCAGGGGATTCGACACCGTTTTTCCGGTGCGTAAAATATGGCAGGCGGATGACGCGCTCCGGATCACTGACGCTCTTATCGCCGTTTGCATAACGTATAAGTGCTTTACTATATTTCTTAAACGCTTCCCGCGTCGTATTTTCAAAACAAAAATACAGGTGGTGGTGCTTGTCGCCGCGTGAGCAAATAACGTCGGCGCGTTCTTTTGCCCACGCCGGAAGCGGCGCGCCGTCAATGTCGATAACCATGTTTTTAATCGCTGACAGTTTACGGACGGTCGCGCGGGGATTGACGCCGATGCAGGGAAAGGCGTCCGGGTATTCGGGGGACAGCGGCGCGTCAGGGAAAACGTACAGGTGATTTTCGGCGGGGCCGCCGGCGTCTTTTATAACGCGGATATTGATTTTTTCGCCGGGTGTAAAAAGAGCATTGAACAAGTCCGCGTTCGTGTGTTTCATGCTTTCCCTTCTCGTTCGCGTAAATATTTATCCCACGTCGTTTCAGAAGACGGGTCAACCACAATCAGAGGATTTTTTTTAATCGCGTCTAAGCGGTTTTGAATTTTGCGGCGCTCCACGGCGTAAAACGCGCGCCGTTTGTCTTTCGTTAATGAGAGCTGCACGTTACACGCACAACCCGTATCTATGGGGTAGGATTTGCCGCATAGTGAACACTTAATTTGATGATTCAAATCGTGCAATTGGCGCACAGACAAAACTTCTTCTTCGTCGTATTTCATTTATGCCGTCCCCCTCACCGCTTCCGCTAATTTTGTTTTCTCATCTATCGTCTTTCTCATCATTTTGTCTACACCTTTTTCGAAGAAAAAATAGACCCACCGCACATTTTTTTCCTGCCCGATTCGCCGCGTCCGGCCCTCGCATTGTTCCAGCGCCCACGCCCTCCAGTCGATCTCCGCGAATAGTGTAAGGGAAAAGCCGGTAATGTCCACACCTTCTTTTAATGAATCAATAGTAGCCACTATAACGCTTTCGTCAACACTATTTAATTTTTGCGTTATGGCGTCGCGTTCGTCCGGCGTGGTATTTGTTCCCGTTATAAGCGTGACCGGTAATTTCTTCTTTATAAGCGCCGCCGCGATTTTTTCCGCCACTTCCTGATGGTAAGAAAAAATGAGTAATTTTTTTTCGTTTTCCTCCCACGCCTCTAAGCAATAGTCAAGGACCGCGTGGACCTTCGCCAGCCCCTGCATTTTTCTAAATTCGGTTAATTGGTCAAAACTCGGCGCGGCCGCAATCGCTTTTTCAATTAAAATCGGATCGTCGAGAATCCGGCCGAATAATTTAACCTCAGCTTTTTCAACCGTTTTTGGTATGTCCATAGGAAAATCGACACGCAGGCCGTCCGGTATTTCGTCGGTCACATCGTCAATCGTGCGCCCGATATACGTCGGCGGAAAAAGTTCCATCCACCGGGCGTTCGGCCTGAACCCGGACGCCTTAAAACCGAGTTGTGTCCGGCGGGCGCTTTTGGCGAATTCCCGGCAAAAACTTTCGTACCCCTCCGGCGCAAGCGGCGACCGACAGGCGAAAAACCAGGTATAGCAGTCGCCTATATCATTCGGGGGCCATGTGCCGGAGAGGCCCAGCAGTTTGACGGCTTTAATATAAATTCCCTGCGTAATGTTTCCTGCATTATCTCTCGGCGTGTGGTATAGTGTCGCCATCGTTCGCGCCGCTTTCCACGATTTCGCCGCGTGAACTTCGTCGAATATGATAAGATCATAGTCAACTGATTTTGCCTGCGCAAGTATAAGCGGGTCGGATATTTCAGAATACGAATAAATGGCGAATTTATATTTTCGCTTATCGTCGCAGCGGTTCAAAATCTCGCGCCGCCATTTCGGGACCAAAAAAGCGGGACAGACAACGCCGATCATGTTCCATTTTTTCGGCAATTTCTCGGCAATTTGCAGAGCGATAATCGTTTTGCCCAGGCCCATTTTGTCGCCGCATAAAAAGCCCCTGTGTCCGGCGGCGTAGGCGGCGAGAGCTTTATCGACGGCCTCTTGCTGGTAGTGGCGGAGAATGGTATTTTTCATTTCGCCGCCGCTTCAATACGTTCTTTTGCAATTTTAAAATATTTTTCTTCTTTTTCAATTCCGATAAATTTTCTATTTGTATTTATGCAAGCGACGCCCGTGCTGCCTGAACCCATACAATTATCAAGCACGGTTTCACCTTCGAGCGTGTAAGTCTTTATCAAGTATTCTAAAAGCGCAACGGGTTTTTGCGTAGGGTGAACTCTGTTCAATGAATTGCATTCTTGATTTCTGCTTGAAAATATCAATTCATTTGTTGGAAACCGTTTAGACGGATCGCTTTTTTGTTCAAATTTTTTAAATTTATTTAACAAATCTGTTTTTTGTTTTGAATTGCTAATAGGTCGAATATTTTCTTGTTTAGCATTTTCCATTATTGGAAAATAAAATTTTGAATTGAAGATTAATACATCTTCATATTTTTGCGCTGGTCTAATTTTATTATTAAATGGATTTCCCCCCACTGTTTTATTCCATTTCCAATCATATTTGTACTTTTTAACGTTGCTTATTCGCAAATAACTGGAAAACGGCTCCGAACCAAAAAGCGCAACGCACGCGCCGTCTTTAATTATCCGATTGTATTCCTTCCACAGCGGTTCAAATGGAATTGTCACGTCCCATTTACACATAGTCGCGCCATACGGTAAATCGCATAAAATCATATCAACACTTTTGTCAGGAATTTTTTTCATCACGTCTAAACAATCGCCACAATATAATTTTACATTTTCTTTTTTCATATCCCCTCCTTATTTTAAAAAATCCTTAACCGCCGCTTTTTCCACCGCTTCCGTTTGATAGTGTCGCAGAGTAGTGTTTTTCATATTTTTATAAAATCGGTAATACGCGCCGTTTCCGTTATTATTGCCGGTTCATCGTCAATGGTGAAACATGTACCGTCCCCCCAAAACCGCACCACTACATACGGCGTTTTACTGGCCAGGACCGCCGCGCGGATAAACTCTTGCCAGTCGGACAGCTTTCCCTTTCCGATTTTCGCTTCACAGAAAACTGCCAGGCCGTGACAGGCGAGTAAAAAGTCAAAACCAGAACTGGTGTGCCGCTCGCTCCCGGCGTCCCGGTCGATAAAAACGTACACGCCGGGGGAATTTTTCTGGATCGCTTTAACCAGCGCGTTAACGTGCGCGCGTTCGTCTTTATTTCGTGATGCCATAATTTTTATCCTTTTTTGAAATGTTGTCAAATGCAAAACATGGGGCGAGGTTAGAAAAGTGATAACACGCCGCCCGCTCGTCTTCGTCACATAAATTAAACGACGCGCACGGTTTAATATGGTCAATGTGCCACACCGTACCGTAATTTTTGTGGGTCATGCCTTTTTTAAATTGTGCGCGTAAATGCGCCCTGAATTCTTTCGACGTGCATCCGATAAACGCAACAGCCGTGTCATCGCCGCAACCGCGATACGCACGCCGCAGTTTTCTGTTTAGTGCCTCTTTCAGTCGTAAATAGGCATCTTCACGCCGAACGCGCCGGATGCGCGGCAAATGATAATCAGGGTCGTACGCCATAGTTTTTCTTCTCCCTTTGTATCTCAAACCACAGAATAAAAAGCGCGTTCGTCGCCATATGCGCCGCGTGCAATAACCCGCTTTCCCGGTCCCGCGCCTCGCCCCGCTCGCGGGCGGCCAGGTGCCGAAGTAGCGCGGCCAAGTAGCGGCGTTCCTTACCTTCCACCGTCTGCCAGCCGTTATCGCTGTATTTCCGCGCGCCATACGTTAATACCTCGGCCACCGCTTCCAGCGCTTCAAAGGGCAGCAGGTCCATGCGCGGCTTTTCCGCGTCGTGTTTTTGCCCGCCGGTCATTTTATCAAAGCCGGTTCAGTAAATTCTACATTTTTTAACGCTATGTTCAACTGAGGCGAGTGCGCAACGTAAAATTTTTCGCCGTGCGGCGTTTTCTTGCTGAGTTTGACCATAACGTACCGCTCATAGCGAATGGTTTTTATCGCCCACGCGCACAACGTAAAACCTTGATCTTGTATCTCTTGTAGTTTCATTATTTTTTTACTCGTATCGGCATAACGTAAGCAGTGCCAAAACTGTTTATAATTTGTATTGGACCCCCACCATCCGCGCTATGAAAAGTCAATTCCCCTGTGTCTTCACAGGCGTCTTTAATGTGCTGAGGATTAACACAAATACCTTTTGACATAATATCGAACAGCGTCCGCGCGCCGTTTGTAAGTTTACTCCACACACTTAATTTGACGGGCTTATCTTCTCCTTCATAAAGCACCTGTTTATAATTAGGAAATTGGCCGCCCACTGTCGATTCGTGCAATACTATATCGTTAGTCGTTGATGTGATTACGTCATACAATCCCGCCGGTATATCCCGGTCTAATTTAATCATGTGTAACCGTCGGGAATCTGTACAAACTGCATTTTCACCGTCTGAAAATAAACAAGTAAAAATCAGATTCATTTTGTTTTTGTCTCTGGCTTTTAGAAGAAACCTAAAGGCTGCAAAGTCTTTTTCTATTTTTGTAATTTTAATCATTTTGTTTTTCCTCCGTTGTGTAATAAAAACACTTTAACGCCGCTCGCAATCCTGTCAACTATTTTTTTTATTTTTCGTTAACTTTTCGTCCACCGTTTCCCGGTGTGCTGATCGACGGCAAGCCGCATATCCGCGCCCCAGGGCGGCGGGGTACACATTATTTCTTTCAATTTTGCCGCGTCCCGCTTCGCGTTCTTTATTTCTGATTCAATTAAAATAGAGTCGTAAACGTGCAGGACCGTTTCAAGTCCCGCCTTTTCGCACAGTACGAGCGCCCGGTACAAGAGCCGCGCGCACGTCGCTTGCATAAGATTTTCAGTCAATAGCCCACCGTGTAAGACTTTGCCGTCGCGCATAATCTGGACGCGATTTTTTTCGTCGTGGTGGATTTCCAGCCCCCGATAATAAAGTACGTGGCCATCATGCAGCATAATTTTCACATCGTTTTCGTCGCCCAGGGGCGTGAACGTAAAACCGTGCGCCGCGCTTTCTTTCCGACGCTCCGCCGCGCCGATAAACGCGTCCGAAAAATTATACCACATACGCACGATCGGCGCGTTTATCGCTTTCCAGCCCTCGTGTAGCATCGTTGCGGTGCGTTCATCGATCCGGTTTATCATGGAAAACTTTTTCGCCCCGGCCCCGTAGCCAAAACCGAGTACTGACATTTTCATAAATGCGTAGCGCGGGTCGGCTTTCGTCACTTTTTCGCCGTACATCTTTTCACCAAAAATCAGATACGGCGATTCCCCGGCCTCGATCCGGGCAAGCTGTTCTGTGTCCCCGGCATAGAAGAGTGACAAATAATTTTCAATCCCGCGCCAGTCACTCTCTATGAGCGTTTTCCCTTTCGGGGCGCAAATGATACCGCGCTGAAGCGCCGGGACCGGGGCGGTGTTTTTTTCTTTTTCCCAATTGTCCACTTTCTGCCGGGAAAAGTTGAAAAAATTCACGCCCCAGGATTGAAAGCGGCCCGTTCCCGCCGCGTGGAAAATGGCGGCGTTTCGCACCCGGCCGCCGTGCGCCCGGTTTAATATCGCCTCGGCCTTATCCCCGGCGCGGGAGGTCAGGAGCTTGCGGACATACAGCACGTTCTCTATTTTTGCCGCGTCGGGGTGCGTAGAAAAATCAATTGCTTCAAGGGTGGTTGACCGGGCGTCAGGCAGGTCAATATTGAATGTCGCTTTCATATAATCGACGAACGCGCCAGACGCGGACAGCACGAGCGCCCCGCCCGCCGTGCGCCCCGCTAGCTTTTCGGCGGTCTTGGTCGCGTTCTTCTTATCGTTTTCTTTCCGGTCGAGTAAAAACCGGGCGGCCTTTACATCAACCGGCACGCCCCGCACGTCAATTGCCTGTGCTGCGCGGAACTCATCAATGTTAAATCCGCGCCCGTCCAGTTTTTCAAATATGGCTTTTGACAATTCCGCGTCCTTCAGACAATATTTTATAAATAGTGCGGCGTCGGCAGAGTCTTCACACGTTCTGAACGTGCCGTCTTTTTGCGGTACACTGTATTTCGCAATCAAGCTTTTTCCTTCCGGCATTTTTTCCAGGTCAAACGCCGCCGCCACGTCCTCTAATTTAGCGCGAGGGGCGCAAATGCCAAACCAGCGGGCGAGCGCAGCGGTACAAAGCCAATTCGATGCGACCGCCGCCCGCGTACCGGGGTAGAATTGATTAAAAAAAGACCATTCAAAAAACCAGTTATGGGCGACGAACGCGCCTTTATGATTTAATATTTTCGGTGATATTTTCTTTCCGCCCGTGTAGTTCGTCTGAATAAGCGGTTTGTCTGTCAGGCCGACAGCGGCGCAAATAAGCCAATCGGCGGACGGGTGGGCGAAATACCGTGTCGGGCCGTTCTTTATCGGTTCAGCCGATTTTGTTTCAAGATCGATGAAAATGGGCTTGACTTTTCTCACACTTTTTGGTTTCATAATATTTTAACGTGTGCATCTCCTTTTTAAGTAATTTCGCTCCTATCCCCGCCCTGAAAAGGGCGGGGATTTTTTTTGTTTTACTTTTTGGGCTTTGACCCGATCAGAATAATGTTACACGACACCTGATAACGGTCGCCCGTTGCCGGATCGGTAAATTTTCCCGAAAGGTAAAAGCCCGTCGAACCGGTTGAAAAAACTTTAGCCGGGGCGAGGTCTTTCATCAACTCTTTTTCGTCGTCCCCGCTAATTTTAATTTCGACAAATTTTCCTTTCATAGCAGCGCCCCTTTCGTCTTTTTGCCCGGCTTGAACTCTACCTGATTCGTCGCCGGCGGAACGTCCGCAAACGGGTCAATCGACGCGATCCGCTCGCCGTCGGCCACTTTCCGTACACCATTCAGATACATGGTGATACCGCGCCCGGCGTCCACGTCATAAGCAGAAATAAAAACGGCCACGTCCGCGATTGCGCCGCTGTAGAACTCCTGTGTCACCATCCCGGCCGGGCAATCGGTATTATCAACCAGGCGGATTTTCGGCGGGTATTTTGCCGTAAATTCGTCCAGTTCCGTTTCCCGGCGCACAGTCTGATGCGCCGCGAGCGACAAGCCCAGATCCGTTTGCTTAAACAGCGACTTGTCCACGTCCAGGGTGAGGGCGGTTTTTAGAACCTTCATCCGCTGGTCCGCACCCCAGGCAACCGACGCGCTTTTGAGATACTGCTCCAGCGCCGTTTTCATGGTGGCGATGAACTCTTTTTCGCCGCCCATGAGTATCATCTGGGTGCGGTATGCCGCTTTCAGCGGATCGTCCTTGTCCTGCGCCGGGCGGTCGATGAACACCCAGTTCAGGGTGACGTTACGCACTACCGCGTTGATCCCTTTCGGACTGATCTTAGTAACAACCAGTTCCGATGTGGCGACCGGGGCTGCCGCTTTCGCTTTTTCTTTTACTGCTTTTGCCATTTTCTGTACCATCCTATAAATTTTTAATTTTAAGACCTATATGAACTTAAAACCTTTGCGCGGCGGACGGATTGCGAGCGCGTTTATCGCGTCTTTATCCGCGCCCGCTTTTTCCGCCTGCGCCGGAGACTTGAACGATTCCTCGAGCATATCTTCGATTTTGACGCCGATCCGCGCAGCTATATCGAGTCTGTTCATATCACGCGGCCACGCCCGCGTACCGGCGGTATATTCAACCGCGACGCCGGGGATCGCGCCGCCCAGGTCCATGAAAAGCTGCGCTTCCTTCTTTATTGTCTCGAACAACTTTTCTGCCGGTTTGGCCAGGCGCAGAGCTTCGGAAAGCCTTTCCGGTTCGCGCGTGATACTATCAATCGCGCCGGGCCGGGTCCATTTTGCGATTTCAGCGCGGATTTTGGCGCACGTTGAAAGACGCTGACAGTAGGCGCAGTGATTCCCGGTTTGGAATTGCTTTTTAGCGGTCCGAGCGAGAATGTCCTTTGCCGTAGTAGACAGGTAGTACGGGTCGATTTCGCCGCCGGTATAAGACACAGAATTAAAACGGGCATTTATGACTATCCCTTTCCAGCATTTTATTTTTTCATCCCGCGCCGCTTCCATATGGGCGTACAGTTTCAACTGATTGTTTCCCTCAGCCTCCACCTCGCGCCAGCCCATTTTATGATCGATGATTGTAACCGTGTCGTCTTTCGTCGCGAGCACGTCCGCCGTGCCGGAAAACGAGACATTTTTAATTTTGACGGACAGACCGCTTTCCACAGCGTAATTGACGTTGCCGTTTAATTCCTGTCTGACTGTTTCGACCGCAAACCGGATCAGGGCCGTATCATCAGAATCCGCAGAAACGGCGTAGTCAGGATCGCGAAGAATGTCCGCTATGATCGCGTGTAGCCGCGTCCCCTCTTTCGCGTATTCGTCCTGCTCCAGCACGAGCGGCGACTTGACCGCTTGCAGCGACAGGGCGCATTTTTCCCACACCATCCACGCGGACGGCGAGACGAAAAGTGTGCCGGTTCCTTTACTTTTTAGCTTTACGGCTTTTACCGTTTTTTTCATCGTGTGATTCTCCTGTATTTATGTATTTTAAATTATTTTTTGCGTTGTAAACCAGCAGAGCTTCTTTTGAGAGCCGACCGGCGGCGGCCAGGCGGCGCAGAGACCTGTATACGTAATCGGTGCGGGTCGGCGGAATACAGTTTTCGGCGATTTCCCGCAACGATGGATAATAACCGAACTTTGTCTTTAATTCTTCAAGCCTTTTTTCGATATACGTATCGAATACCAACACTTGCCCTTTTCCCATTCTAAATCGCATTATTTTTTACCTCAGCAGGTTTTACGAGCCGCTCTTAATGATACCCGTTTTTATCACTTCTTGCAAAGTTTTGCCGCGCACTAATCCGTTAATCTTTTCAAACACGCTTTCCAATTTCTCGGTTTCTTCTTCTGTTAATTTTCTATCGCGCGGCGGTTTACTGTACATCAATCCCCAAACTCCCTTTCCAGGTAAATCAAACCACACTAAGGCGAATTTTGGATTTATAACCAGCGGAAACGCATACGCCGCGCGTTCTTCTTTAATTTGCCGCGCCTTACGTGCTGTTTTTTGTTTTACGGCTTTTGACTGTTTTTTCATGCAAACATCCTTTTTTATGGTTTTTATAGTTGTAAATTTCCGCCGCGTCTTTTGACAGCCGCCCCGCGTCAGCAAGAAAACGCAAACGGGTAAAAACGTGACTGTGCGAATAGGGCGGCGCGAACGACTGCCCGATCTGCCGCAAAGAAGGGTAGTACCCCAGATTTTCTTTCATCGTTTCGACGCGAATTATAAGTTCTTTGTCAAACGCTACAAGCTGTCCCCGACATCCCCGCCGTCTCATTTATTCACCTCGACGTACCCGATAAAAATATAAAAATTATCATGCCACCAATAGTTTTTATCCCAGAGCGGATTATTTTGAATAGTTACCCGCGTTGCGCCCGCCCTGATAAGACGCGCCACAATTTGACCCCATCGCGTATTTTTACGACATTTCAATATGTAGTCAATGTTTAAGTCAGTTTCCTCGGTCCAGCCAGCCTTGAGCGTATCACTTCTGCGCTCGCCGGCCTCGATCCGCGCAATTTCTTTAAATTCCTTTTTTCGTTTTCTCATAAACAAAACGCATAATTCATACACGCAGTTCTGTCAATTAATTTTTTTTATTTGTTGTTTATTTTCGCGCTGTCCGCGCAACTAACATATGTTTAGTATAGTATTTTTTGACATTTATCAATTTTTCTCAATGATACCACACGGCGAACAACACCCGATTTTACTAAACGAAATGATAAAAATGTATAAAAATGGGGGGCGTCCTCGCACTCAAAAAAGTGCGAGGACGGACGCTTAACCCCTGATAATATCAGGACTTAGGGGCGTCCGTCCTCGATGTTCTGTAAAAAGTATTCCTTCCTGAAATATGGAATTACAACACGCACTGCATGTCATACATGAAAAATTGGAGGGAGTATGGGAAGAGGGCGGACGGCGGACGGCGGACGTTTTGCCGGACGGTCTCGAATTGATGGCGACTTAGAAAACGCGCCGAAAAACCCTTGACAAAATGACCGCGCCGCGTTAAAAATGCGGCATGGAGACAATAAAACTATCGGTTTCGGTCATGGCGCATCCGTCACGCGAAAAACACTTCGCGTTTTTATCAGAAAAACTGAAAATCCCCATATCGGAGTTTTGTATCGACCAGCAGAACAATCTTCTTGAAAACTCTAAGCGTTCGTGGCGGGCGCATGATCCTACGGCGGATTTCCACGCGGTGGTACAGGACGATGCCGTGCCGGTTGACAATTTTCGTGAACGTGCAGCGGCGTTTATTACAGACCAGGAAGAGCGGCGCATAAAAGCGGGACGGCCGCCCCAGGGGTATAATTTTTTCCTGAAACAGGACAAGGCGCTTACCCCGCTATGGCCGAAGGACGGGGCGTACCACGATAACGTGACGCGGGCGGGGATTGCAATTTGTTTGCCGGTAAAGCACATCGCGCCGATGCTCGTTGAATTTGACCGCCAGCGTTCCCGGCATGACGACGATCGCATATCGGAATACTGCAAGAAAAACGGTATTAAGATATTGTTTCCCGTGCCGTCCCTGGTCAATCACCGTATTGACCAACCGAGCCTTGCCAATAACCCGATAGGGTTTGAAGCGTGGAAAATGGACGGGTGCGAGCCGGTGACAATACCGAAAATCATTCATCAATTATGGGTGGGGCCGCATCCCAGGCCGACGGTGTGGATGGATACATGGAAGGAAAAGCACCCGGGCTGGGAGTATCGTCTATGGGACAATGACGCGGTGTTCGGGCGGCAGTGGGTCAATCAGAAATGGGTTGATTATTTCCGCGCGCGGCAACTATGGCCGGGGGTATCGGACGTGTGTACGTATGAAATATTGTACGAACACGGCGGATTTATGCCGGGGGCGGACGCGGTGTGCGTAAATGCAATTGACGAATTGTTTTACAACGATTATGACGCGTACAGCGTGTGGGAAAATGAGAAAATCCGGCCGGGCCTCATATCGCCGCTGCATGCGAGCGTCAAGGGCGGCGTGTTTGCCCGCGAGCTTATTGACGGCCTGCGAAACCGTACGCCAAATAATGTGCCGTGGAAAACGGTCGGTAATGCCTACATGGGTGAAATGTACAAAAAGACGAAAGCGAAAGTGAAAATTTTTCCCTCACACTATTTTATCCCTGAACATTTTTTGGGGGAAAAATACGAGGGGACAGACAAAATATACGTCCGCCAAATGTGGGGATCGACCACGCGATGTTATACCGCCGGTATGGAAGGGCGGGAGCGGGAGGGCAAAACGATGATTGAGACATTAAACGCGATTTTAGCCGGGACGAAAGGAAAAAAATTTATTATGCTGGGCGACGGGCAGATCGACTATATTTTAAAAAACCTCGCGTCCGTGCTGGACCTGCCCGGTGATGTGGTGGAGCTGGGCTGCAATGTCGGCGTAACGTCAAGTTACATTAAGCGCTTTCTTTCTGGAATAAAATCAGAAAAGGAATTACACGTTTATGATTCTTTCGAGGGCCCACCCCCGAAAACAGCAGAGGACGGCGCGACGCCGTGCGACGCGGGCGCGAGTGCGGTATCGATAGAGCAATTTAAAAAGACGTTTGCCGACGCTGGGGTAGAATTGCCGGTTATCAATAAAGGATTTTTCGGCGATCTGCCCGATGACAAATACCCGGAGAAAATCTGTTTTGCGTTTTTCGACGGGGATTTTTACGGATCGATCATGGACAGCTTTACAAAGGTTTATCACAAGATGATATCGGGCGGTATAATTTTAATTCACGATTACGAATACGCGCCGTTCCCCGGCGTGAAACGGGCGTGCGATGATTTTTTGAAAGATAAACCAGAAATGGTCATGAGAAACATTTTTGGAATTGGTAAGGTGGTGAAACAATAATCATGGCGGGTCGGCCTGAAAATTTAAAGCCGAAGACCTCACCGCAAGCTCGGGGGAAGCTCGGCGGCATTAAGTCTGTCAAAGTTAGAAAAGAAAAAAAACTCATGTCTCAGATATATGCCGACGTGCTCGCCGATCAGTCGGGCATAAAACGCGGTGGGGGGATCCGGGCGGTCGTTGCGGAAATTTTAAACAGTACTGATCCGCGCGCGAGATCGGCGAAAGTTGCTTTGATTAAAGAAATCCGCGAAGGTACTGAAGGAAATAAAATGCTTCTCGGCAATGACCCGGATAAACCTTTCGACATGGTTATAAATATTGTCGGTGTCAAGCCAAAGGACGAATGAACATTGAAGTTCCCGAAAAACTTCTTCCCTTATACACAACTGATAAACGCTTTATCGTGATAGGGGGCGGGCGGGGCGGGGCTAAGTCTCACGGCGTTGGAGATTTTTTACTTGTGCAATCACACGCCCGGAAAAGCCGGTTTTTGTGTTGCCGCGAAGTGCAGAATAGTATCAGGGATTCTGTCTGGCAATTATTAGTTGAAAAAATTCATCGGTACGAATGGGAGCGGCTTTTTGATATTACCGATAAAACTATTGTTCATAAAAAAACGCGGTCTGATTTTATTTTCAAAGGCATGTACGGCAACGCGCAAGATATTAAGTCAACGGAGGGTATTCAATACGCATGGGTCGAGGAGGCGCAGTCAGTAAGCCGTAAATCGCTTGACATACTCACGCCGACGGTGCGAAACCCCGGCAGCCAGATAATTTTTACGTACAATCCTACACTTGAAGATGATCCGGTTCACATGGATTATATGTTAGCCGAACGCGACGACACATTGAAAATACAGATTAACTGGCGCGACAATCCGTGGTTCCCCGACGTGCTCCGGTCAGACATGGAGTACGATAAAAAAATCAGTATGAGTAAATACCTCCATGTGTGGGAGGGGCATTGCGAAATATTTTCTGATGAGATGGTCGGCGCGTTTGAAACGGTTGACGTATGGGATTGCCAGTATTGCGTGGCTTTTATCGACCCATCATTCAGCGATAAGAACGGCACTGACCGAACGGCGGTATCCGTTGTCGGCGTGAATAAAAAAGGCGACATTCTTTTTACGGGTATGACATTTCAGAAATCAATCGCAGACGCGGCGACGCGGGTGCAGATCATTGATTTTTTAGCGCAGTTCACGCCGATTGAAAGTGTCATAGAGTCCCAACTCGCGGACTCATCCATTTTTTTCATTGACGCTTTCAAATCGATGGAAGGAGCGCGGGCGATCAAAAATCTGTGGAGCTATAAAGGTCAATTTAAAAATAAGCATGAACGAATTGCGGCGACGGTGTACGCTAATAAGCCGACGATGAGGATATTGAACGGGACGCAACAAGCGTACTCTCTGGGCGTATCGCGCTACTATAAGGGAACGAAACATGAAGATGAAATCGACAGTCTGGCGGGCGCGCTTGAACATCTGGCAACGTCGCCCATCGTGGCGGAATATGCCGCCGCGATTAAAGTGTTGAAGAGGTGATGACATGTTTGTGAAATTCGGCGCCCTCCCCGGCGTTTATAAAACGGGGGAAAAATTCAGTGACGTGCTCGCGTGGAATCATTATGGCACGGAAACGATCCCGCCGCGCCCGGTCTTGCGTATTGCCGCTGAAAGACTATCAACTAAATTTGTTAAAGAACGTTTAGAAGCATATTTAAAAAATGTTGTTGAATACACAAAGCGCGGCCGGTTGGCAGATGTGAAACAGGCAGAAAAGGCTTTTCTTCAGGACTTGGGGCGGCAGACAGTCGCCGAAGCCAAACGGATCATTAAGGACGGCGGCGAGCTTCAACACAACGCGCCGTCTACTATTGCAAAGAAAGGTTCCGGCAAGCCGCCTTTGTTTGATAAAGGTGAGCTTATTAAGAAATTATCTTACGAGGTGACAGAATGAAAACACAAAGGCCCGCGCGTTTTGCGCGACCGATTGAAGAACTGGCCACGATGACGAACGCGCTTGAAAAGTTGACGCTTCTTCCGCGCGACGAGGTTTTACTTAACGAACGAATGGTGGCGGAAATCAAGAACACTTTGAGCGCGTCGAACATTGACGCGCTCATTACCAATATTGTGAATGAGTATAACGACGCGCGGAACGTGCGTGATATACCGACGGCGAGCGAAAACGCTTTGCTCTACGCCTACGCGCAGCGCGAGCATAAGCGGCTACAGGGCGCGACCGGCAAGGCGTATGTCACAGAGATTGTTAATGCCGATCATTTGGACGATTTAAAGAAAATGGGCGAGTTGCCAACGAAGGCCTCGCGCCGGGCGGAAGAGGCGTTTTCGTCGGTGTTCAATTCCATTTATTCAAACGGCGCAGTCAAGATCAACACGCCGTCCGACCCGTCGATACTGATGTCCTACGTTGACTATTCACCGTACCGTGTGAACTACACTGAATACCTGTCTGTCCCGACACTTTCCGAAATGGTGGACCGACCTATCGCTATGGCGCTGAAAAACCCTTTTGAGGTGAAAACAAAAAACGAAAAATTTAAAGCGGTGCTGGAAGCGAAATTTAAAAAGGTGCAATTGCAAGCGGTTTTAAAGGATATGCTGTTTAACAGCACGTTGTCACCGCGCGGATCTTTACTCGTGCCGATCAAGCGCGGCGATACGGTGACGTTTAATGTTTTCAACGACACGCAATTTGCCTACGGTATGGGCGCGAGTTATGGCAGTCTTACCGCGCCGTACAATCAAACGCGCGTGGGCGACTTGTACTGTTTTGGCGCGAAACTAAAGCACGGCGTCAGCGCGTTTTTTCTCTGCCCCGGCTTTGAGCCGCTTTTCGGCGTCGGCCTTAACCGCGTGCCGCAGCTCCGGGCGGCGGCGGAGGCGTGGAATCTGTATGTTCACATCCTGAAAATTCTGCTCGTGCGCGCCCAGGTCGTTATTGAGAAAATGGAAGGTGACGTACAGACAGACACGATGCTTTCAGCGATGCGGGCGCAGCTCCAGCGGCTTTCCGAATCTATGGGCGTATCGACGCCGATTGCCCAGGCCCGCGGCTCACAAATGGAAATACTTAACAATAATATCAGTGAGGGAACGGGAAACATCGCCGGGGTGTTCCGTGACTATGTGGCGAGCGTCACCGGGCTTTCGCCAGAGTATTTTTTTGGCGGTGGGAACACAAACTACTCGCAGGCCGCTTTTCAGATTGCGGCGACAAATGAACACGTTCGGAGCCGTTTTCAAATCGGCATGATTGAACCGATGGCCCGTTTTGTTGTTGATACGTTCATACGCAATGACGCGGAAGTCGCGGCGTGTGGCGTGAATGAAGGTGATTTTGAAATTGAGTTTGAAAGTATTTATGATGAGACAGAACAGGAAAAAGCCGACCTTCAGGCGAAGCGGACGGAAACGCTTATTCGTCAAAGGGAATATCCCGAACTTGAAAGCGCGTTTAAGCAATTAAAATTATTGGATGAAGATATTACGTTCGCGGGCATGGAACCGCCGACAGAGGAAAGCGGCGACAGGGACGCCGGCAGCGGCGGCGATGATCACACGGATAGTAAACTGGTTAAACCGCTCGTATGATAGACATATTTGAAAAATTCGCCCCACGGTGGCGGCAGGCGGTCAGGGACTACGCCCGCGCTCTGTGGAATAACGAGGACGACGACGAAGCGCGGGGCGCGTTCAACTTTCGCGCTCGGTTGTTTTCCAAACGTTACCGCTCTGCGCTGGAAAAGTATTACGCCGCAAAGGGTATGCGCGTCTATCGCGGGACGCTCGATGGAAAGGTGAAAGAATGGCTAACCGTTCAATATGCTTTGCGCGACACGATGAAAGAAACCGTCAAGGAGCGGCAAAATGTTATTGTCCAGCGAGAGATTGAACGACTCCAAAAAGAAAAATCATACACGGCCCAGGAAGCTTTAAACAGGATTTATGAGGCGCGAGAGGGCGAAAACGTTTACAAGGTTTTTTCGTTTGGCGAGCATTATAAGGATCGGGCGGAACAGATCGGCGACGATAACGCCTACGCGCTCGGCACGACGCTAAACGAAGGGATCATAAAAGATTTTTCCGATCGTTATATATGGACTACGCAGCGGGACAAGCGCGTCCGGAAAACGCATCGCAAGTTGCACGGAAAATGCTTTCTTTTTGATGATCCGCCTACAGAGGTTTTTAAAAACGGGAAAACGCATACCGGCAATCCGGGGACGGCGTGGGGGTGTCGGTGTTGGGCGGAGATACCGATAAAACCAGTTAAGCCGTTACGACACTATGAGGTGAAAGAGTGAAAATGGAAACGGTCGGGGAAACATTACAGAGGCTTGCGCGTGAATCCTTGCCCCGGCATTTTGATAATGCGTGCGGCGAATACAATCCCCGGCGGTATTGCATATGTGGTGAGCCGCTGCCCCCGCATCCGAAAACGCGGCAAAAACAATTGGTATGTGATGACTGCGCCGCCATTATGCCGTGCCTGTTAGGTGGACGGCATCCGGCGCATACGTGCGCCGAGTGCGGCACGGTTGCCACGCGGTCGAAATTAAAAATGATAAATCGCCGCTTGTACTGTAAAAAATGCTCCAAATTAAAATTTAAGATTGACTTTTAGGAAAAGGTGTGATTTATGATGACCGTGATTACAAGACTGCTAAAATACTTTAATTCCCCTGTTCAAGCCTCTAATGACACGGGCGAGCGCATAGAGTCAATGCGCTTTTCCGTGCCTGCCCTGCGCGTCGGCGTGCTTGAATACGGTCCGGGGCAGCTTCAAACCGGTAATGCCGCGCTGGACGGCAAGCCGGTTAAATTGTACTATCCGCCGGAAGCTGTGAGCGACGAAAAATTTTTAAAGTCTCTTGAAACCGCCCCCGTCGTCGTCGGCGGGCATGATTCGACCACGAACGAGCAAAACAAGAAAATCGACGGATGGGCGCATAGCGTATTTTTCGACGCGGCGGCAAAAGCAGCCATGATCGCGGGCGTCGTCAAGGGCGCGAAAGAAGTGGCCTACATAAAAGGAAATTTGGGATCCGCCGGATTTGGCGCGTCGGCGTTTGTCGATATTTATAATCTGAAAGTTGAAAACGGCGTCACGCCTGACGGTCATGAATATAATGCCATAGCAAACGACCTGCGCGCCACTCACGTCGCGCTCGCGCCCCATGTGCGCGATCCTGAGAATAAAATCAAGGTAATAAATGCGGTGTGTATAAATACTGACGGCGTGGTGGAAGTGGAAAACGCCGCATCCGATTTTGTCACGGCTCGCGTTTATCGGGCGTACCGGTATAGCATACACAAACACCCGGCCCACGGATTCGTGGCTATTGACGACGAACACAAAAAACCCATTGCGATGGGAAGCACGGAAAAAGCCGTTGACGATAACGCAAAGCGGGCGATAGATTTATATTTAGGCGAAGCGAAAAACTCGCGCGGCGAGATAATAAATAATAAGGAGTACAGCATGGACCCTAAAGAACTGGCCGCGCTTGTTAAAAACGCGGTTGACGAGGCCATAGCAGCTAAAAACGGGGAAGACCGTATGGATGCCATGGAAGCGACGCTCGCAAAGCACGGCGACGCGCTGAACGAGATCAACGAAAAACTTTCTCCGAAAAAAGAGGAAGCGGAAAACGCTGACGGTGAAGCGAAAAAGGAAGAGGAAGAAAAAGCGGCAACGCTTGAAAACGCTAAACCGTCGCAGGAAATGGTAAAGGCATTTTCGACGGCGATGAATGTCGATTTTGGCGCGAATACACCGACGTTCGACACCCTCGCGGCTCTGGCCGGTATCAAGGAAAACGACCCCGCCGCCCGGATCGTCGCCGTCAATACGAAATTCGCCGAAATGCAGAAAAACGCGCCGAAAGAAAATCAGACAGCCGCCGCACAAAACGCAGCGGTTGGGGAGGTGTTCTAATGCCCGGAGTCAGACTTGGAATAGGGGAAACTAACCCCAAACGCGGCGCGGTCCAGTGGGACGCCCGTAGAATTGACGGTGTGGAATTTGTTATTCCCGCCGCCGCGAGCATTGCCGCCGCGCCGATTGGCAGTGTGGTAACGCTCCAGGAAAACAGCGCCGGTAAACAAATCATCGTTCTCGGCGCTGCCGCATACGAAGGCCCAGGATCCGACGAGTTTGCAATCGTCGCAATCGGCTTTTTGGAAGCGGCGACCCAGGTGGACGCCGCAATCAATCAGGTCGTGGGCGAATATGCTGACGGTGATTATGTCGCTATGATAAGCGACACTGACGCCGTGGCGATGGTTCCGGCCGATAGATCGGCCCCCGTCGCAGGCGGAACCGCTTACGTGACCGCAGACGGCAAGCTTTCAAGCAGCAATACCGACGCCGTGGCCTTCCCTGGTACAGTATGGTACGGTACGCCCGGCGTACAAAACACCGGCCAGCTTAAAACCGGATACATTTTCGCGCGGCTCGCGTCCGTGAAGGTAGGTTAATATGAAAACAGGAATCAAGATTACTTCCGCCCAGGTGGCGGAGCAGAATTTCCGCAACTGGTACGTCGTCCGTAACGCATACGCCGACGCCCACAGAAAGGACGGTTGCGTGGCAATAAACGAAGTGGCAGCCAGGAACGAATACAAAGCCCTGACCGAGCGACTTCTTGCCGTGGCGAACAGCCAGCACAAGGAACACGGCGCGGCGATTTCCGATCTGCGCAAGCGTTTCGACGGGGCCAGCATCGACCACGTTGTCGATATGGCGCACGGCCTCCGCGCGAAACTCAACGGTATCGCCCAAAACGCGATGAAAGCCGGTATGAGCGTTGAAAACGCCCAGGCAACCGCGCTTAACGCGTATTTCGGCAATCCCGGGTATGACCAGTTCGCAGGCTTGAACCAGCTCGCCGAACAGCTCTATGAACAGCTTACATTCGCTGAATCGTTTATCGCCGAAGGCGACGCGGTTCAACTGTCCCCGGAGCTTGCAGCGAGCGCGGGCGCGATCAGCCGTTTCCGTATCCCCAGGGTTGAAGCGTCGGGAGCTGCTAAACAGCGTCTTGGCGACCTGAACCCCTACGGCGACGACCGGACGTATTCAAACAACCTGGCGTCTATTTCGCTGTTCAACGAATTCAAGGACGCGCACACTGAGGCTCAGGGCTTCATTATCGAGAATGACCAGGAAGCGGCGCTTCTTGGTTACGCCCGGTCAATCGCCCCGGCCCTTGCCGGTTTCATCCTGCAAAACCAGCTTTTCGCAACCATCGAACAACAGGTCATGCAGGCGGTCGAGCGTATCATCGTTGACGGATGGGGCGCGGCGGCGTTTGACGGCGAATCCGGACAATACGGTCTGCTTTCAAGCGGTATAGCCCTTTCCCTCGCGTCCGCCGGGGCAGCTTCTCCGCTCTTGGCGACTGCTGCTGATTGGGCGTCAAATCCCACGAAACTGATTCAGAAAATCGCTAACTACAATTACAAACCAGCAGACCGTACCGCTCCGCTTCCGGCCGTAACGTCGGCAAACGCGGCGCTCATTTACGCCGATGTGGTGCGGCTTCTGAATCTCATCGCCCAAACGAACGTGAAAACGTCCGGTAAAGTGGTGCTGTATGTGCCGACTTCCATTTACTCGGCCCTCGTTCAGTACCTTTCGACCGGTACTTACAATCGTACCCTCGGCGAAGCACTGAAACTCGCCACGGGCGGCACGATTGAAAATATCGAACTGAAAACCTCCGGCCTGCTGAACGCCCGGACAAATTCGCTCGGCTCGGCTCAGTATAACAGCGTGATCGCCGTCGTACACGGCGCGCCGACCGGCAGAAAGGGTATCCTTATGCCGATGGCAACCGCAACACCCAGAATTACTACCGGAGTGGTAAGCGAGCAGCGTTCAAGTTTTGCTGCACAGCTTACTTTTGGCGGTCCGATGGTTATCCAGCGCGGTCAGGCGTTCATTCTCGAATTTTCGGTGAACGCATAAGACGGCAGACGATGATTTTTACTGATGAACAATTTTTAGCGGAACTTACGACACGGCTGGATAACCCGGCCGTGTCGGCCGCTGAAATTGCCACCTACCTGGCAATGGCAAAGCGCGATGTCGATTCCGGGCTCTACGACGATAACGCCTATAACTCCCAGGTACTCGATACGGCTTGCCACTTATTATCGCTCGACAATAAATTCCCGGAAATTTCGTCGATCAGCCAGAACGGCACGTCAACGAATTTTGCGGGAAACGATTCCGAGCGGTGGCGGCGGCGTATAACCGAACGCCGCCAGGCGGTTTTACTGGGGCTTGAACTATGACAATGCTCCGGGGCCTGCAAAGCATGGCAGCGCGGCGGTACGCAGATACGCCGTGTGACGTGATTTATAATACGCTCACGCCGAACGACGACGGATCATCAACTGTGACGCCGGTAACACTTACGCTCATGGCGTCTATTAAGCCGCTGCAGCCGGTCGACATTAAGCGGTTGCGTGAGGGCGGAACCGAATGTCAAGACGGTGTTTCAATTCTTATTGCCGAGGCACTGGAAGAGCGGCCCGAACGGATCGAAGCGGATGGGAAAAAATGGCGCGTTTTAACGTGGTCTTTTATTCCGGCGTATGAAAATGAATCCGGTAATCCGGTGGGGACGGTTGTTGCAATGTGTGACGAAATGCGGGTTGAACCGGCAGAGGTATAGAAAATGTCTGACATTATAACTGCTATCACGATTAAAAATATGGCGCGGGAAATGGTTAAAAAGGCAACAGCGAAAAACGCCGACGAACCAAAATTTGACGGCAGTGGGTATTTGTTGGATAAGAACGGAAGACCGTTTTTTGTTCATAACGAGACAACCGCCGATTTAATCATACGGAAATACAAAGAAACGGGCGTGAACTTGAAAGCGGAAAAAGATCGTACCGGTAGTGTGTATTTTAAAAGAATATGACAATTATTGAAAAATATTACGCGATGAATAAGGCGTTGAACCTTGCGCTTGCGGCGGGTGGTTCCGGCGCACTCCCCGCGCGGGTGTATAAATACGGCGCAGTACCGAAGGGCGCGTCTTATCCGTATTTTCAGTCCGCGTATCGCGTCATATATCGACAACCGTTCGCGTCGTCGGTGTCGGGCGTCTTGACGGATTTTGAATACATTTTAAATTTTTTCACCGCCGCGCCGAATGATGAAGCGAACGACGCCAAATTGTTTGAACCGTATGAAATAGCGCGCGAGCTTATAACGTCGCCAGAAAGTTTTATCTGGGACGGTATTGCGACCGTACTTTCACACGACGAAACGCCGGAATTTAATTTCAAGGGCGGTTTAGAAGTTTTAATGCGCGGACTCGTTTTTTCCTGCCAGACGGTGACCACGTTTGTTTCAAGTATTCACGGCGGCGAGGAAATAACGGTTGACAACGTGGTGGATACGATAGAAAAATCATTAGAATACGAGGAATAAATATGGAACTGTCAAACACTGAAATTAAAATCGTCGTTAAAAACATGGCGCGGGAAATGGTCAAAAGGGCGACGGCAAAAAACGGCCCCCGCATTTTGGCGGGGGAGCATAAAGGGCATAAATTTTATTTTGAAAATTCGTCGTATAATGCGCCCTCTTTAAAATTGTACGGATTTCGCAGCGATAACGAAATAATCAGGGCCATTGATAAGGCGTTATTAAAAAAAGAAAACGCGACCGCGAAAAATGCTTCAAGTTTAAAAGAAGGGGATAAAGTAAGGAAAAAAAAATGATCCTGACAGAAAAGGAAGAATTGAACTAATAACGGGCGGCATGGCGATGGTTTTTTGGCCTGAAGATCAAACAACAAGCGGAATAGCACTGGATAAAATCGAAGCTGCAAATATGATTGCTAAAAACGCGCCCCGGCTTCGCGGTATTTACAAAGATAAAAACGAAGCGCAGGCCCGCGTTGATAGGGAAAACGCTAAAAAAGAGAACGCAAACGAAATCCATACAATTGAAAAGGTGGGCGACGACTTTCACGTCGTGGCTGATAAGAAATAAAAAGCGAGGTTTATAATTATGTCAAATGCAAAATTTATAACCATAGCAAGCAGTGTCACAACCGGGTTACTGTCCGGCCTCCCCCGCCGGATCGTGTTCGCCACGCGGGAAACCATAACCGGCTACACTCCGAACGCACTAACGGGCCTTATCGCCGTGACCGCCGACATGGTGGATGCTTTCATTGCCGACAACCCGACGGCCCTGGCCACAGCGCAGATGCTCAATACCGTTTTCGGCGGATCGATAGTGCCGGACATGGTGTATATCCTACCGACCGGCGGCGGGGCGCTCACTAACGCAATGCTGAACAAGGCGAACTACTATCCGCGCAACTGGTCAATTTTGAACGTCGGGTCACAGACAAACGGCCTGGACGATGAAGCGACATACCTGGCAGATTGTAAAGTCGCCTCTCTATGGTGCACGGATTCGACCGCGAAAATATTCATTATGTCCTTTTCGATGGTGGATGGGGGGACGCTTCCCGATGAGCTGCTACTCGCGGGCGGCTCCGGGGAACCCGGCGCCCTGATGACGCAAAATCGGACTATGACACTCGTTACGAACGCTAACACGGAAGTGGATACAGGCGTGTATGTATATCATAATCCGCTGCTTGCCGCCGTCGTTCATGCGCTTTATGGTGGGAGTATTGCCCGGTCAATCGGCTCATTGTCCGACGCGCACGATTTCACCGGCGTAGACGCCGACACATACAGTGCGGCAACACGGGCATACATCGCGCTCAATTCGCTCGCGCAGTACAACGGCGCGAAGGACCAGGGCGACGCGGCGTTTGTGTATGATACATTTTTGAATGATGACGTAAACCCGCCCGCGTCGCTCCAGATCGAAACGCAAATCGCCATTGATTATATCAACGACTATTGTGTTATAACGCCGCGTAACGCTCTTATCGCGGCGGGGCGGACCGGCGTACCGGGCGACTACACCGGCGTCATGGAAGTGGCCGCGCTCACTCGCGCCGCGCTTGACACACTTTGGAAGGCCGGGGCGATTTTGACCAACGAAGACGGCACTCCCGCTTTTACGCTGGTAACCAAATCGGCCGCGCAAATCGCGGTGCTTGATCCGGCGTGGCAATCGAAAGGCGTGATACCCGTGGGCGCTATTGTCGCAACGATCAAACCGTATGGAGCAATCCATTACTACACCATATCGTTTAATTTCAACTAAAGGAGCGTTGACCGATGAAACTATTTTATTTAATCATATCAGTGTTCACGGCGTTTTTCCGCGAGCTGTTTCACCTGCCGACCGCGCGCGCGGCGAATACGCAAGAATCGCTGACCGTCATTGTCGGCAAGTGCGTTGCGACGTTTACGGCGAAATTGACCGGCCAGTCTATTTCGTTCGGCGGCGACACGTTTTACAATGAAGAAGATTTGCTCGGCGACATAACGCTCGACACTGAGCGCGGCAAACGGCACATGGCCGCCGACGGCTCACGGGGTGTGCTTATTTTATCCCTTCCCCGCGCCGGAAACCGCGAAGTAAAATTTTTGCTCGGTGATAACCTTGATCTATTAAAAAAATGGGGCCAGGCAAAAATCCAAACCCTTTTCGATTTCGATTTTTATTATGCGTATAATACGCAATCGAACGAGGGAGCGCGGATTCACCGGCATAAGAACTGTTATTTTACAAAGATGCCCCTTGCGGGCGTCGGGCGCGACCGGGGATATGTGACAGCGGAAATATCTTTTGAGGACGTGGCCGAAATCGATCCGCTTACCGATAAAGAGATATAAGCCATGACGCCCGAACTGCCGAAAATTACCCAGGCGCGGTTGCAGGTCATCAACGCCGATAGTAAGATTATCGGCGACGGTACGACTGACGACCCGACCGCAGAAGAAAAAGCGTGGCTCGACATTATCGCGTCCACCGCGCCGGAACTGGACGTAAAGAAAAAGCGCGTGTCAGTGTGCGCCATCGCGGACGTGGTGGAATACGACACAAACGCCGTTAAGATAAAATACGACGGTG